CACGGTCTGCAAAGGAAGCATATACTGCCGGATTTTTCAGTGCTGATGGTTATTATGATACGAGTGCCATTGCCATCAATACTAATAAAATTAGCGTGAAGCGTGATGACAAACGCGAGGCTATTCAAAAACGCGCAATCGTTATTCAAGCGTGGGATAATGAGAATGAGATGAGAACTACTTACGTAATCCCAAGCAATATCAAGAAATTTGATGTACCGATCAACTCTTCCGTAGATGACAAGATGAATTGGCTGGCAGGATTTCTCGATGGCGATGGTTGCGTGATCGAGTATCAAGGTATCAAGAATATTCAAGCGGTGAGTACTAATAAGAAGTTTTTGGTCGACATTATGTTGATGCTACAAACACTTGGTATTTCTATTGGCATCTACAAATGTCGCGAGAAAGGTACCTCGTTGATGCCAAATGGTCGTGGAGGTTTGGAAGAATATATGAATAATGAAGCATGGCGGTTCAACATCGACAGTGATGGTGTCCGCAAGTTGTTTTCTCTGGGCTACCAACCCTCGCGCCTTCAGCTCGCGGGTAGTAGAGAGAAACATCATAAAACCAACAAATATATCAAAGTAGAAACCGTTATCGATAATGGAGACATTGAAGATACGTATTGCTTCGATGAACCTAAGCGTCATATGGGCGTATTCAACGGTATCATCACAGGACAATGCAATGAGATCGTTGAGTATTCTTCGAAGGACGAAACAGCGGTGTGTGTCATCGGCAGTATCGTCTTGAAGAATTACGTGAAGAACGGCAAGTTTGATTTTGAGGATTTGCGCAAGAACGTAAAGACTCTCGTGAAAAACCTCGACAGATCCATCGACGTCATGTCCTACGCGACCAAGGAAGCCCGGAACAGCAATATGCTCCGACGCCCTGTGGGAGTAGGAGTTCAAGGACTTCAAGACGTGTTCTTCAAGCTGAAGCTGCCGTTCGATTCGCAGGAGGCGCGCGATCTCAACCGCGAGATCTTCGAGCACATTTATTTTGCAGCAGTGGAATCTTCGGTCGAGCTGGCGGAAATCCACGGACCTCATCCTACGTTCGAAGGTTCTCCCGCGAGCCAGGGGAAAATGCAGTATCATCTATGGAACGTGGCTCCCAAGAGCGATCTCGACTGGGCCGGGTTGGAGAAGCGCGTGAAGAACGGGGTTCGCAACTCGCTTACTACCGCGCTAATGCCGACGGCGAGCACGGCGCAGATCTGCGGGAGCGTCGAGGCCTTCGAGCCCATCACCTCGAATATTTACTCGAGGCGGACGCTTGCCGGGGAATTTCCAGTGGTTAACTCGTATCTCGTTCGCGATCTCATCGAGCGCGGCACTTGGTCCGAGGCGATGAAGAACAAGATAATTGCAAACAATGGTTCGGTGCAGCGGGTGATCGGCATTCCCGCGGAGCTCAAGGCGGTATACAAAACCGCGTGGGAAATTTCCATGAAAACGATCATAGATATGGCAGCGGAACGCGCACCGTTCGTCGATCAAACGCAGTCGATGAATCTGTTTCTAGCTTCTCCTACGCTGAAGAACGTGTCGAGCATGCTGTTCTATGCGTGGAAGAAGGGCCTCAAGACGATCATGTATTATCTTCGTTCCCAGCCATCCTCGAATGCGATTGCAGTGACCGTGGATGAATGTTTGGTGTGCAGTGCGTGAATAATTATATTTGTATATTGTAAAATGCGAAAACTTCCTCACTGGACTATTATAGCGTTCGCGGTTGTCGGTCTCGGATTGGGAATAGCTACAGGCACTTTGAACAGACACCTTAACATAGCGATCCATAATAAATTTCCAAAGGATTCTCCAGCGGTCACGGCGCTTTCTCTAGTCGTTCAATTTATTATCATCGTAGGCGTGTTGATATTAGCGGCAACACACATGCCTTACATATCTCCAGACAACCTTGGAGGCGGTGTCGCATCGTTCGCGTTCGGAAATTTGTACTTCACATCTCAACTTCATTTCGTTCAGGAATTGAGCAAGTTCGTCGACAACAAATTTGATGGGTTAGAGCGATATAAGTAAAATGTAAATAAAAAATATTCATATATATAAATGTCGAACGAAAACGACGAGATCGAGTTGAGCCCTGGCTTTTTCGATTTGAACAATGAAAACGAAATGGACGATGAAATAAGCAAACTTGTGCCGGACAAAATCGACGTTGAAAATGATAACAACGTTGATAAAGATGATAATAATGATGATAATGATGATAACAATGATGATAACGATGATGATAATAAGAATAAAAACGTGATGATCGAATTTTTATATGTGATGACATTTAATACCAAGAGATCGTGCGCGTGTGGCGACGGCGCATGGACTAGAATCCGGACGTATTAAATTATGTTCGTGGTCTACACTTGTCGTACGTCGCTTTTTGCGTAGGATACGTCGCAGCCGCTTCCTGACGCCATCTGTTTTGCTGGAGTTCGATAAAATCGCCGCTATATCCAGGAGCAGCTGGATATTTACCAGGACCATCGGTTTTCTTGCTGGTGCCGTTGTTCGGGACCGTCCTATATGTCAACGCGCACAAGAACGTGTTATCTACACCATTTGAGTTATAAAGCGATCCGTCAGGTCGCTCTATGCGAAATGTGAGCTTCGAAAGTTTTCCGATCGGGTGAAAACTGGTAATTGGAACGGTGCTGAAACTATATCTCGCTTCGGCAAACCCATAATTGATTATATTTACTATTCCTACTCCGGCAGTCGTCGGCTCTCCAACCCTGTCTTTATAGATCATCGTTTCTAATTCCAGACATCTGATTTTCAAGTATCGAGCGCCTTTTATATTCACGATTCCGGGAGAGATGAGGCTGTACCCGAACGCTCCGGCAACGACGTCGACTGAAAATAATTCGCCCGGAAATACTGTGGTTCCGTTTATCTGTATGTACGATCCGGGAACAGGAGGTAGATTCGGCGGCGCATGCCACAGATTCGTACATTGCCCCGCAGAAGTCCCGGAGTCCGCAGGCGTAAATTCGACATAATAGTTTTGCCCTTGCACAAAATTGTCTGTCACGTTGAGACTCGTCGTCACCGATGGCGTTAAATCATCGTTTATAGATACTATATTTCCCGTAGCGATCGAAATGTTTGTAGATGCGTCGCATATCGAAATATTAACGGTGAATCCGCCCGTTGGCGCAGTTCCAGTATCGACGAAATACGCGGATATTGCGGATGGAACTCCAGCAGACGGAGACGTAAAGTATTGGCGCAGTGTTTGCCCATTATATATGCCAGAGAACGACACGTTGTCTCCAGGAGGAAACGAACCTAAGAACGAATTATATCTTTGAGCACCAGGCGTGTCGTTTTGTACAGATAAAAAGACTTCCGACGCTCCGTTCGGGAAGTTTAGGGAATATCCCGGAACTACCGAATAATCGGTTCTTCCCGCTACGACCATGTCACCGAAACCGATCGTGGAATTTATGGTACTCAAATCTCCGAGGAGGGTGAACGGACCTGACGAAGAGATCGTCAGTTTGTTCGAAATCTCGGACGGGTTCGTCGTGGGACTCACGCGGAGAGTAGTAGTATCATTGAACGTGTTCGATGCTTGCTGCAATACTCGGTTCAGTTCGTCCACGAGCTGCGGGAAATTATAATCTCCGGGAGCTATGTTCGCAATTCGAATGTTTCCAATAAGATCGTTTTGCCAGTTGCTGATATTCGTAGGTTGTCCAATGGCGTATGCCACCGTGTTCTCTGTTTCGTCGACTAAATAATCAGTCCGTGGAATAGAAGCTTGTAGCACCTCGAATTTTACGATGTTTTTGAATTGGCTATCGAAATGAATTTCGTACTCGGAAGCCGTAGGATACACGGATTTGTCTCTCTTGGCAGAATCGGCAATGAAGATATACGTCTCGTCGACTCCGAATTTTTCGATGAAGTCCACGTCGTCCATTACTTATATATATACTATTCGTTTAAATTATTATATTATTATTATAATATACATGATTTCGATCCTCGAAAAAACTCCGGGACTGTTGTTCACTGTTCTGCTTCTGGCATTCGTGATAGGCACCATGGTAGATTCTATATTGGACGCCAAGGAAGCAAACGTAAAAAAATAATGTTTTAATATACTATACATAATGCAGCTCATTCCTAAAAATCCCGTCGTCTTTATCCTCGTGATCATAGCGTTCTTCGCCACTGGCATGCTGGTCGGCAAGATGTTCGGCAAGAAGAAGAAGGTGGAGAAGTTCGAGCCCGAGTACGCCGGCGAGTACAATACTCCTTCTAATATGGCGAGCGGTCCCAAGACCCTGCCTCCGGTGCCCGAGAACAAAGGCGTCATTTCCGGCGAGAAATGGTGCAAGTCTGTAAATTGCTGATAAGTACGAACGTGTTATTTGTCCACATCAAATTATGTCGACAAATAAAATAAAGCGTACTGTTAATGACCGAGCTTTCCATAGAAGAATTGCAAATCAAGATGATAGAAGAAGGAAGACTTCCACCAGAGGACGCGTACACACTCACGCTAGTTACGAATGGCAAGATTCCTTACGACGAATATCAGGAGCTCATATCGGATAGAAGAGATTACAAGAGCCGCGTCTGCCGGTTCGGGTTTCAAGCGATCATTTCTGGTTCTGTTTCCGCATTTGCAATGGGAATGCTGATATCAGGTCACGATGCTGGCGTATATTTGCCGATCTTGACGGGAATCATTGGTTATTGGTTGCCTTCGCCAGATTTCTCGAAACAGAATCTCAAGAAATCAAAGTGACGATATACACCTCCGTATCGACAAACCGCTCTCGAGTCCAGGTACTCCGTTTCCATGGGTGGCTGAATATTCGGTCGCATATTACTTTGCACTCGAAATTATATATATATAAAAATATATACTAATTAATAACAATGGAGGACGCCATGAACGCTATCAAAAACATGATTTTTCCGACCTCGGATCCGTATAAGATCTCAGGACAATTCGGCGATTCGTCTTTGGAACCTACGGTAGCAGCCGCACTTCGCGTGCTTCACGAGACTCCTAGCGACTTTAACGTAACATTTTTCTCCAGGAAAAACGTAGATTTCATTCAAAATAAGTTGATATCTAAAACTAAAGAATATACAGGCGTCGACATCGGTCGGCAAAATGAAGACGAGCTGATCATGATCATGTGCGGCGTATACGTACAGGATTCGACGTTCAATGGAAATTTGAACGATTCGCTGAAAAAGATCAACACGATCGTCATCACCGAATGTCTCAAGCAAATCCTGCCGGGGGTGAAGTCTTATGTTCTGTACTTACGCGACGCCAGCATGCCCTTCGGCGGAGGTGGCGAGAATGCTTTCGCTCGTCCGGAAAATGTCGGCGCCAAAGGTACGAAAATAATGCCAGGGTTTTTACCACTGCAAAGATAATCATAATATCAATTCCATTTTTTGGATGCTTTTTGTTCCGCAAATGTTTTTGAACGAATATATATTTTGTTCGAATCCATCGTACGTAATTTTGCTTCGCACGACAAATCCGTGTTTTTTGAATAACATTTGACTCTTCACGTTCGTGCAATCTGCTACTATACATTTAAAATCATGCTTCCTCGCCTCGTCGATCGTGTGTTTTAGCAGATCGTTTGCCAAACCGCACGCGTCGGAAGCGATCGAGAACACGTACAAGCACTTGCCATTCGGTTTATAGTTCATCGCATCAAATAATGCGAACATCGGCTCTATTTTATCGAACACGTCGTATTCTATATCGACGAATTGGTCGTACGGAATATTCAAAATTACTGCCTTGCCTCGTTTTGATTCGTATTTGTACGAATAGCCGCTCGCGATCGATTGTTCCATGACATTACGAAATGCGCGTTCGAACTCTTTGGACGTGATTCTAAGCGATACGCTCGTCGGTTCTTTAGTTGCAAATAATTTTGAAGTGAATTTCATGGAGCTCTGTATATCGTCACCGTCGAGAATATATATCATATTTACATATAACAATTTAAATACACGTAATACACGAAAGTATGCGGACGATCAAAGTCAATAACTACACTAAGATGCTCGCAAATCTGCAATCAGGCCGCAGATATGCTCTGATCAAATTCACGGCGAAGTCGTGCAGAGCATGCAAAAACCTCGAATCCGGGATTTCAAAACTAGACCTCGATATCGATGTTTACGATGTCGAACATTACGAAAACCAAGTCATCAGCAGAGCATTCAGTGTTCGAGCCTTGCCTACTGTGGTATTTTGCGAAGATGGTATTCCTTCCGCTAGAATGGTTGGAGTGAATAATAAAAAAGAATTTTTTCAACTTATTGATCAAGTTGTTAAAAATGAATGTTGTTTTGTAGATTGGGATCTATGATTTATCTAAAGCTCTTCGATTTTCTTTGCGGAGGAGTTCCCGGCGAGAACTTCTTCGGAGATGGCGATGCCTGTTTTTGAGGTGATGTTCTGGGCACGAATCCCGATTGTTTTCCTGATGATTGTTTTTGGCGACGTTGCGCGCGCTGCTGACGAAGAGCCGCGTTTTCCTTCGCTTTTTGTTCTGCCCTTTGACGACGAAGAATCTCTTCCTGGCGTTTCTTAGCCTTCTCCATCTGAATTTGCGCCTGCTTTTGCTTGCCTATTTCAGCTCGCTTCGCTTTCCAGTTCGCTGATTTGCCAGACTGGATTTGAATCCGATCAGTTTGCTCTGCTTTTGCGGTGTTCAGCCTGAACTTCACCTGCATGTTTTGGCGCTGCTTCTGCAGACGCGCTTTGACTTCGGGAGGCGCCGATGCGATCTTCTTATTCAATGCGGCAATTTTTTTGGCGTGCGATGTCTGCAGATATCTCAACGTCTGCTTGCGTTGTTTGGCGTTCACCATCGCAGCCCGTTTCAACGCATCGCCAACATCGCGCGAGATAAACGTCGACTGACCAGGAGTACACATACTCGGATCTACGGAGCACGGAATCACACGCCCGACGCTGCCGTCCTTCATCGATTGGAGCGGGTACTTGCGAACGTCATATTTCTTCTTTCCAGCAGAGAATACACCTTTCTTGGCCATATCACCTCGTCTATAAGAATACTTCATTTCGGTACCTTTTTGACCTGGTTGTCTCGATATTTTTCCATCGCGTGATCTCACTGTACCGGTGACGCGATCAATGATGAAGTACGGCTGACGATATTTTCTATAATATTTCACGTCGGTGGCAGCATTCTGCTTCGAGTACGGTAAAAATTCGATACTTCGCTGATCGATGAGATCGGGATACCCATGGTATTTTTGAAGTGCGTATCTACGCAGATCCTTGCCTTTGATCGCTTCCAATCGTTCGATGCTCACCACTTTGTAAGAATGCCGCAAGCGAAACCCTGCTATACAATCCGAGATGTCTTCTTCTGCGTCTCGAACAGAATACATTTGCGGCGGGAACTCGTCGATATTTTTGATCTTGTACAAATTCTTGAGAACCCACACTCGTCTGTCCGCATATTCTGGTATTTTAGAGCATTTTGAACTCGACCAATCCGAGATACGAATTTCTTTTCCAGTGCCTCGAGATTGTGCAGCACCCATAATATAACTTAATATAAATATTTTTATTAACACATGGATCCTGCCAAAATTACGACCATAAAGCGAGGCAGATTTTTTCAGCTTCGATACGAAGACAACCCCATCGAGATTCCGTTCGAGAACGTCAAGATTCTTCGCGACGTCCAGGCGTCCAAGATGGGCAGATGCGTGTATGAAAAGTTCACGAGGATCGACATCAAACACGCTCGAGGCAACAAAGGCGATCTTCTATTGATTCATAATTACATTAAAAACAAAGCAAATCCGAAGTTTTCTCCGTTAAAATATGCCGAAGAAAACGGATCGTGGGACGACATAGTGTGCAAAATACAATCAGACAAATATCTTTCAGCCGGAGACATCATGAGTGGAGTATTATGTCCAGGAAGTTTCGGAGATTTCGGCTGGGTTTTGACTCTCAAAGTTCTCTAAACTCTGTTAAATCTGCGGTAATTCCCTTTCTGCGTCACGAGCTCGAGTCCGTTTTTGCTGGGAATGACGGCCGTCAACATCGAGGCCGGATCCCATTCATTCTCGGGGACGTTCACGACTGGAGTCGGCCTGTACAACTTCATAACAAACTTTTCTTTCTTCTTCATGAATTTCATCATCACAAATGCCACGAGCGCGATCGCGGCCAAAGCTAACAGTACGTACATCATCTTCATCGTATACTATACTCAAATATTATTTTTGTCGTTATGAAAATAGTATATCGTCACATCATATAATAAAAATAACGTGTAAATGATATAATATAAATGAGCATTACTCGCATGGCTGCTCAAGCCGTCGTGACACGCAATCTTTGTAGATTACACAGAATCTATAAGATTTCTGTCGGCGATCTAAAATACATCGGTCAAACAAATAGATTGCCTGAAGAAAGATTCAAGGAACATACTCGAGAATCTTCGAAATGTACGCTGTTGAAAGAAGCTCTCAAAACTAACAAGGCTTCGCTCGATACGCTCGTCGTCGTCGGACCGCATCAAGTCGACACGTTCGAGAGAGTCGCGATCGCTCTCGAGAACTCCTTAGCTCCGGACGGGTTGAACATGACGGTCGGTGGCTCCGGAGTAAAGCGCCGTGACGAAAAATATGAGAAACTGAGAAGCGATTCGCATCTGGTCATGTCGCTTCTCGCAGCCGGAAAATTGATTTCTTACGATATTCTTTTCATGAAGAACATGATATCGATGACCGAAGAAGAATTCAATGCCGTGAAAAGATTGGTACAATAAATTGGCCAATTTAAAATATACATTACTTGTAAATATGCAACCTGCCACTGGCGTAGAAAAATACAAATTCAATGGGAAAGGTTCATACAGTTTGCAGCTCGACCATATTTCGCTCGTCGATGGCTATTCCGACACTTTCGTTGGTTTGAACGCGGGAACGAAAGTCGCGCTCGGCGGAGCGTCTCAACAGAATACCGCAGTCGGTGCGAATGCCATGACATCGAGCCAGACCGTGAGTAATACCACACTCGTCGGTGCATATGCCGGCTCGGATATTCAAAACTCGGAAAGCTCTGTCGGAGTCGGAGTCGGAGTCATGCAAAATGCTGCCAATATCGTCGGACACACCGCAGTTGGGTATCAATCTTCTCAACGAATAGAAAAGTCGTCGTATAACACCAGCATTGGTTGGAAGACCATGGGGCGGTTCGTTCAGGGCGAACGGAATGTTGCTGTCGGCGCTGCAGCCGCGTATTATGGTTACAACATGACCGGGTGCACGATGGTGGGAGAATCCGCGGGAAAATATTCAAAAATTGGCGTGGACAACACGTTTGTCGGTTCTTCATCGGGAGCCGGGAGCAAAAACGGCATAGAAAATACGTTCGTGGGCGCGGGATCCGGCGAGTTTGCGGCGAATGGATACCAAAATGTATATGTCGGCGTCGATGCGGGAAAATACAACACGAACGGCGGCAATAACATTTTCATTGGCTATCAGGCGGGTTCGAACACGAACAATGTGAACAACACGATCATCATCGGAGGCGGTGGGAGCGGCAACTCTTCGAATATTTCTGATAGCGTGATCATCGGGCCTTGTGCGGGTCAGAATATAACCACTGGAAACCAGTTGGTGATCGTGGGGGTTTGCGCCGGACAATTTCTGACAGACGGTTCTCGCGATGTGTTTCTAGGCTACAAGTCCGGACAGAACTCCGTGAGCGAAAGTGACTCGGTCGCAGTCGGAGCATTTGCAGGTCAAAATGTCGTAAACGGTAGCAATAACGTGTGGGTCGGTAGTCAAGCGGGGACGAATGGCAATCAAACGAGGCGAACGACGGGCGTCGGAGCATATGCGGGATACAATTCTGGTAACTCGGCACGAAGCACGTTCGTCGGTCATTCCGCAGGATATGCGGGAAGTCAGCGGTCGACATACGTCGGGTACGAAGCCGGATATGCAGCTGGTATAAACAGCTCGTATAATACTTCGATAGGATACCAGTGCGGCAATGCTGATACGGGCAGCTACAATACATCGGTGGGAGCATTATGCGCCGATAAGCTCGGTGATTACAATACAACAGTCGGAGCATTTAGTGCGTCAAACGTGTTTGGAAGTTACAATAGTATTTTTGGTGCGTTGGCAGGCAATAACGTGGGAAGCTATAATTCTATATTTGGAACAGCTTCGGGTCTGAACGCTTTGGGAGGAAATAATTCGTATTTTGGAACGGGATCCGGTGCCAATGTGATCGGAAATGAAAATTGTTTAGTAGGATATATATCCGGGTCTGCAGCGGGAAATTCTTCGTTCAACACATATGTCGGATCTCAAACGGGTGGCATACAAGGAAATACGAACAGCGGTTTTTATAATTCAATTCTGGGGTTTTATGCAGGAAACATTGGAAATAATAACACTGTAATGGGTTCGTTCGCCGGATCGAATATGTCCGGTGATATTAACGTCGTTATAGGATTTCGAGCGGCTCCTGATATGTCCGGCGTACAAAACACGATCGTCGGTGGAAATGCGGCTACACTTCTTAAAACGGGTGATCAAAATACGGTGATCGGTTCTCGAGCTGGGATAGGTCTTGATCGAGGATTTCGAAATACATTTGTTGGGTTTGCTGCAGGTAACAGTGGAAACAATAACACAGTCATAGGATCTTTCGCGGGAAACATCTTGTCGAATACATCCGGGAACAACACGTTTTTGGGGTTTATGTCTGGCGCAGCTGTTACCAACGGAATGAGAAATACGCTCATTGGAAGCGGAGCCGGCGGTCGTTTAAATACTGGAAATCTCAATACGTTCGTAGGATTTGCCGTCGGTGGAAATGGCACTTTGAACACGGTGATTGGAAGTTATGCGGCAAATTCTATGACGACAGCATCCGAAAACACGATCGTCGGAGGAACTGCCGGTTCTAATTTGACCACTGGTTTCCAGAACACGTTTCTCGGTGCAAATTCAGGTTATGGAGTTACTACCGGATTTTTGAACACTTATGTGGGATATGGAACAGGGACCGGCAGCAGCGGATCTCTGAATACAGTGGTCGGCAGCATCGCGGGAAATTCGATGACGACCGGATCGAATAACACTATTCTCGGAGCATCCGCAGGGAACACTCTCACGACGGGAACGCAGAATACACTTGTAGGTGGTAGATCAGGAGAGGGTATTTCTCAAGGAAGCTTAAACACGTTTGTAGGATTTGCCACAGGAAGGAATGGCGATCGCAACACCGTGGTGGGAGCTCTCGCGGGAAACAGCATGTCGTCGCTATCGTTCAACAATACTGTGATGGGAGTTTCTGCGGGAGATAACGTTTCGTCGGGAACAAACAACACGCTCGTTGGTGCGTATACAGGGAATACTCTCGGAGCAGGAAGTCAGAATACCATGATAGGAAGTCAGGCTGGGTTTGGGTCAACTGTGAGTGTTTTAAATACGTTGATTGGGTTCGGAGCAGGTAATGCTGGAAGTCGAAACACTGTCATAGGAGCTCTCGCGGGAAATAATATATCCACTGGTTCCGAGAATACGATCATCGGTATTTCTGCAGGAGCTAATGTTTTTACGGGGGTTAAGAACATCATTATCGGAGGAAACGCTGGTTATGGTTTGACTACCGGAAGCTTGAACACTCTCGCGGGGTATGGCGCGGGAAATAACGGATCTCGCAACACGGTCGTGGGCGCTCTTGCGGGAAACTCGATGGCTGTTACATCATCCGATAATACAATAGTGGGTTCCTTATCGGGCTCGGATATTTCCACCGGTTTCAGAAACACGTTCCTCGGTGGAAGTGTGGGAGTTGGCGTTACCACTGGGTTTTTGAACACTTATGTTGGATATGGAACGGGAACAGGCAGCAGTGGATCTCTGAATACCGTGGTCGGCAGCATCGCGGGAAATTCATTGACGACCGGATCGAATAACACTATTCTCGGAGTGTCAGCAGGGAACACACTGTCAACGGGATCACAGAATACCCTCGTAGGTGGTAGAGCAGGAGAGGGTATTTCTCAAGGAAACTTAAACACGTTCGTAGGATTTGCCACAGGAAGAAATGGTGATCGCAACACCGTGGTGGGCGCTCTCGCGGGAAACAGTATGACGAACAGTGCTTTGGATAACACTGTGATCGGAATTTCCGCAGGAGACTTGATGACGAATGGTGATGAAAATACAATTCTCGGTAGCTATGCAGGAAATACGCTCACGGACGGTATTCAAAACACGTTTCTCGGAAGTCGGTCTGGGTATGGCGCGGCCCTCGGTTCTCTCAACACATTCATTGGTTTTGCAGCGGGAAATAACGGAAGTAGAAACACCGTAATAGGAGCTCTATCGGGAAATTCTATATCTACCGGTACAGACAATACGATCATTGGTACTTCGTCGGGAAATGGACTGACGACTGGAAGTCAAAATGTTCTGATCGGCGCGCGTTCTGCATATAAATTAGATACTGGTACATTTAATACGTGCATTGGGTTTGACTCCGGAAATTCTGGTTTCAACAACGTCACGATCGGGTGTTTTGCCGGCAATGTCATGAAACTGGCGGCGACGGATAATATTCTCATCGGAAGATCGTCGGGTCCGGTTCTGACATCCGGTGGACAAAACATCCTCATAGGGACTACCGCGGGACCGAACGTCACTGGTGGATCCAGAAATATACTAATTGGAGAAAATTCTGGTGGAACAATGGCATTATCAAGCGACAATATTGCAATTGGGGCAAATATAAATATTCCGGGTTCAAACAATACTTTGATCGGATCGAACATTTCGGTTCAAGCAGGTGGGACATTCCGTGTAGCCGCGGTGGGCACGAATAGTTTAATATCAGCATCGGGATTCAACGAGACTGCGTCGCTATTTTCTAATAATTTTTATGCGTCTATTCGCGGAAACGGCGACTTCGTTGTCAGTGGACCTGCGTACAAGCCGGGCGGAGGCGCGTGGGCGAGCGTATCTGATCGCCGTTTGAAAAGCAATATCGAATCAGCCAACACGATAATGTGCGAAAATATATTAAAAAATTTAGATCTTAAAAGATTCACATGGAATTCAGATTTTAATCAATTAATCACAGATCGTTCGCAGCTCGGTTTCATCGCGCAGGAAGTCGAGGGATTCCTGCCTAAGTCTGTGACGACTATGCAATTCGAGGGGCTCGACGACTGCAAAACATTAGATACGAGTCAAATTAATATGATAATGTATGGAGCACTCAAGCGCGCCATCGAACGTATTGAACGTTTAGAAAAATTGATTGCCAATTCATAAATTCATGCTGTATATCATCACGCACACATATAAATAACTTAACTATTCTATTATGAATATAATAATGCCGCGTATTATCGGGCTCACGTTTTCAACTAAAGAATACGATGGCTCCGCCGCGGCGCTCCGTCATTCCGCATTGACAACCGGGGAGTTCGACGAATTCCGCGTCTTTGATCCAAAAGACATCCAATGGCTCGTGGACACTCATCCGGATCACTTCGAGAACTCACGAGGCTTTGGATGGTGGATCTGGAAACCATTTCTGATCAAGTCCGTTCTCGGTCAGCTTCCCGAAAACGATGTCATCGTGTATTGCGATTCCACCATGATGTTCGAGCGTTCCATCAAGCCATATGCGGAGTCCGTTTCCAATGGAAACCCCATATTGGTATGCAGATTGGGCAACTGGTCCAATAACGATTACTCAAATAGAAAGTGGACCAAAAAATCAGTTTTCAACGCGATGGGCGCAGGATCCGTGGCAGGAGATGCCGTGCAACTTAACGCTGCTTTTCAGGTATATAAAAATTGCGCGGAATCCGTAGCGTTCGTCAGCGAATATCTGAATTATTCTCTACAGCTCGACATCATCAACGACGACGGTAAGGACTCATCGGTATATGACACTCGTCACGATCAGAGCATCCTTTCTATCATGAGTTCCGAGCACCCTCGCGTCACCATTTCTCGAGATGTGAGCCAATGGGGCAAAAAAGACCCTCCTGCGTCCGTGAGGCAACCGACCGGAGGTATCGTAGAAATTGATTCTCTCGACAAGAATGGAATCATGCACAATCTTGTCAATCATCACCGACGGATTCTCAAAATTCCTAAAATTGCGGTGATCACCCCGACGCTCGGAGGATCGTTCCTCGACAAATGTATTGAGAGCGTTCAAAAATCTTCGCTTCCAAACATCGAGCATTGGATTGTGGTCGACGGAAAAGAACACGAAGCCAAAGTAAACTCGATCATCGCTAAATACGAGCACCGCCATCCTGTCGTGAAATTCGTCCTGCCCAAGAACGTTGGCGCAGGTGGATGGAACGGTCACAGAGTTTTCGGTTCGGTCCCATGGCTCGTAGAAGCTGATTATATCGCGTATCTGGACGACGATAACATCGTGACGCCGTCTCACTATAGCGATCTTCTGAGAGGCATCGTCAAGAACCCCGAAAACAAATGGGCGTACTGCCTTCGTTCTCTGATCGATAGAGACGGTAATACCACAGGCTATGACAATTGCGAATCTCTCGGCGGAATCTCGCACACGGTCGCAGGTCGCGGAGACTATCTCATCGATACATCGTGTTATCTCATCGAGCGGGATCTCGCGGTCGAGCTCGCTCCCACGTGGAATGCCAAATTCAGGGACGAACGCGGACGACCCGAGCCCGACAGGGAGCTATGCAAGAACTTGCTGATGTCGGCGCCTCATGCCGTCGTTCGCAAGCATTCTCTCGGTTATCGTATAGGATCTACCGGGCTATCGGTGACGGGCAATTTCTTCGAGCAGGGCAACAAATTGTTCGGATACGACTTCGGTAAGTTTGACGACGTATATATTTTCCATTTTTCTCAGAAGGCCACTGAAGATTTTATGGTCGCACGCCACAAGTACAACGAAAGGAGCTATGCGCTCGACGAGTGGCAACTCACTTTGCTCCGGGGACTGGATGGAATGAACGGCGGAAACTACAACCTGATCGACGGATACTCTAATTATCCGAACATCCCACACGGCGCTACCGTTTTGGTAAGTTTGTGCAACCCTGGCGATATCCCGCTGGAGTTCTTGGCTCAGCGTCCCGATCTTCATAAAATTGCGTACACGCTCGAGTCGCCCAATATTCGCCACGCGGGTCAATGGAACGGTCAATGGCTCACGCAGCATTTTGACGTCCTGATGACTTATTTCAAGCCATTCCTCGATACTCGTAATGACGTCGTGTTTACTGCGCACAATTGCCATCATGGTTCTATGGATGATTCTCTTGATCGTCTCGCACTTCTTCGCGACAATGCCGGGACTGGCAGGTCGGTGTGCATTGTGTTGGAACGTCGCCCAGAGCTTCTAGGTAAGCAAGAATATGCGGTTAACGGAGTCCATCTAAGGTGCCTCGATTATCTTCGCGAGGACCTGGTAAAAGGTTTGGACGATGTCACCGCTTTTGGAATCAATTGGGCGGAGATTGCCGACGGAAAGCACATCAAGACGTTCCAAAATGTACATAGGTCTAATGATCCCAAGTCCGCGGTCGACCACAAGATGAATTTCGTATTCGATCTGGTGGTAGAAAATTGCGACGCCGAATGGTACGTATCTGAGAAGTTTTACGATTCTTTGAGTGCCGGGTGTGTTCCTCTGTATTACGGCAACGTATACGACCAGCTGAAGGAGCTCATCCCAGAAGGTCACGACGGCGCTTATTTCGATCTTAAAAAACGTGGTATCGAGACCGGCGAACAACTCCAAAAGCTGATCGATTCTATCAGCGACGATCAATTGGCGCAGATGCGGGATAATGTCGTGAAGTATCGCGAGGCAGTTCTAAAGTCTGTAGGAACCAAATCCTTCTCGGATTGTGCGGAAAAAGCAATCGCACTGGTCAAAGAACTAAAAAACAAAGTTGAACTTGTATAAACGGCGAGTATCATACGTCAGATTTGTGTTCCGCCAACAACATATCGCTTTGTGAAAAATTATTAGAATATAGGTAAATTCATGATGATGTTCTTAGTGAAACGTCCGGATCCACACACCTTTTTGAGATAATATTCTGTTCTGCTATCACACAGTGACGCATACACTTTATCAACGTCGTTGCCAAATATACCAACGATAGAAAGATCAAACAGAAAAGACTCCGAATCAAACAACGATGCTTTCAACACGTATTCCGCTCCCATTACTACGCTGTTACTTCTCAACAATAAAATACATTTACCGCCATGTGTTTTCATTTTTTTGTTGATGAACAGTCTGTCTTGGCCGAAATTCACTTCTCCATGTCCGAGATCATTCCTGAGAACAAATGGCGTGTGGGACGGGTCTCTCGAAAAGTAATCCTTGAGCGTTTTTGTCATCATCCCATATTTCACAAACACGTCAAGATCCTTCAATTTCTTCACTCCTTCAGACAACGTGGTTAACTCTCGAGCATCTGCTGTAATAAACCCGCCAAAACTGTACTTTGCGTTATCTCCCGGCGTGTTTTTTATTACAAGGATGCTTATTCCAGCCTTCGTGTCTTCGAAGGTATGTTCGCGAATGGTTTCGAAATGTATGATCTTCTTCGTAAGTACAAGATCGCGAACTGGTTGCGAGAAATGACCGTTCATAATGGTAGACGGCAGCACCATCGCCAAAACACCATTCTCGTTAAGGTGTCGAGTAATGCACTTGTATAGAATTTCGATATACAAGTTAGATCTTCCCACAGACGCCTCCTTGATTACTGGTTTCATTTGAACAAACGGAGGATTTCCTATAACAAGGTCAAACTTTCCTCCGTCAAACGTCAAAAAGTTCCGATTATGAATGATCGCCCTCGGGGCATTCTCCTTGGCAACCTCCGTTAAAGTCTCATCCAGTTCTACTCCAACGAGTTCGGCTTCTGGAAACATCATCTCACAGTCTGCCAAAAATTCTCCGGACCCGCACGTTGGTTCTAGCACGCTTCTGGGAGTTATGTTTATATGGCGTAATATAATGTCTCGGAGCGGTTTTGGCGTAAAAAATATACCATGCTTGGCTCTGTGTTTCATGCCAAGCTGTTTTTGAACCAAAAGAGACGACTCGAGAAAATCCATTACGAGTAAACCGTATTTTAATTTTCATATTTTTACTATATGAATCTTCACAAATTATTAAATATGTTCGTAAATTCCCATGTCGTTTGAGGAGTCTTCGAACTTTTGGTATTGTCCAATCCGACTGCCCAGAATCCAGTGAATACCACCCACGAGGTTTTCTTCACAAATGCCATTACTTCTTTTGCGTTGTCAACAGTGAATATTTCGTTCGGAGTATCATTTTTTCCTATTTGAGAAGTAATGCCAACCCCGTTATAAGAAAGTCCGAGATCATCACACTGCTTCTTCGTAGCGGTTGCAGCAGAAATCGCAGCTTGTCCCATGTGTTTTTCGTTATTGCCGTAGCACATCGCCATGATGTTTACGGCATTCACTTTGACTCCCTGCGCCTTGGCATTTTTGAGAATGTTCAATCCCTCGGTTTGCAGCCCGCTTTGCATACAAGACAACGTGTAATCGACCTTCAGATCGGGGTATTTTTTCTGGAGAATTGCCAACGCCTGATTCCTGCGCTTGATGCTCGAAATATCCGTCGCGGTAGGTCCTTCGATGTCCATATCGATATACCGCGTGTTGTACATCTTGATGACACTCTCGTACGCATCGGCAAGCTTGTTGACATCCTTGATATCGACAGCAAGCTCGGTACCGGTTGCGCCTCCGAAAGACATTCTGACAACACCGCCTTTTGCTTGTACTGCCTTTGCTTGGCTGACGTACGTGTTGATATCCATGGTTCCGTCGAATTTTGGGGTGCCGTTCGAGGACAACACAAATGCGATCGTCACGTTTTTCGTAGGAATCTTGTCGAGAGTTTTAGCATCGTTCCAGCCATTCCAGAAGTTCCAGCATTCAGCATATGGCGCGAAGCAAACGCTGACGATAAGATCTTTGAGTCTTTTTTGGTTGTTCGGACCGATACCTGAATATTTTGTTTGGAGATCTTTTATCACGGTATCCGGATCTTCGTTTTTACAACGTCTGACAAATTCCTCGGATACTTTATTCCACTCGGCGTTCGCGTCTGGTCTCTGATCTTGCGTCATATTATAATGTAACATTATTATTATGATAATAGCTCATCGAGGATTTTCAGCAAAGTTCCCAGAGAACACGATCTTGTCATTTAAAAAAGCTCGGAATAAAGTGATCGAATTTGACGTTAGAAAAACGTTGGATAATATTCCGATCGTCATTCACGATCACACTCTGGACAGAACGACGACCGGAACTGGCTACGTACGAAAACACACTTGGGAACACATCAGGAACCTTCGAATCAAGAATTGCGACGAACGCGTTCCTTCGCTCGATCAGGTGCTGAGAACCTTTGGAGAAGATTACTCGTACGACATCGAGATCAAGTCGACCGATACTGCCGAAGTCGTCGTGGACTGCATCAAAGAATCGAAGCTCCCATACGGAAATTTTCTCGTGACATCGTTTAAATGGGATGAAATCAGGAATGTTCGCAAGCTCGACGATCGAATACTCACTGGTTTGATATCGCTTGTCAGGCCAAAACGGGCGATACGCGAATGTGAACTCGTCGGATGCGAAGTCGTGGTGTTACCAAAAATAGCGATCACGAGAGATGTTGTCGATTATGCGAAACAACACGGCGTAGAAGTGTATGTTTTTGTCGTGAATTCTGCGAACGAAGCTCGAACTTTGGTCGAGTATGGTGTAAAAGGTGTAATTACAGATGAATGCGAGATGATCATTTGAAAACATTCAACAATGAATTGAATACCGATGATTTCGATGTGAGCGATTTCTCGATCCTTTCATCTCCGAGGATATCTGCCGCCACGGACAGCTTCCTTTGCTGAACCGTCATGATGTGATCATCTATCGTTCCATTAATGACGAGTCGCTTCACGGTCACCGCATTTTTCTGTCCGATACGATGAGATCTCGCGATCGCTTGGAGCTCGGAGGTCGCATTCCAAGCGAGCGAATTGATAAATACTCTGCTTGCGACTTGGAGATTGAGACCGATTCCGCCCGCCTCGATCTGAATGATGAAGAAATTCACGCTGTCGTCATTCGAAAATCTTTCGATCGCTTCCGCTCGGTCTTCCATTTTGACTTTGCCAGAAATGACCACCGAGTCGTGTCCGATCTCCTTCAGCATATTTTTAACCGATTCGATCTCCTTGATCCAGTGAACGAAGATGATCGTTTTTTCTACTGGAGTATCCACGATGTCTTTGCGGAGCATGCTCAGCTTCGTGGACTGACCGTCGAACACCGTATCGACGACTCCTTCCGGAATCATCGACGCGTTCGTGACCGCTTGGCGAAGTCGAAGAAGCTGCTCCAGGATCCTCATGCGACCTTCTCCACCTCCATATGCTTGATACGCCTTGAGCAAGATCTTACCATTTTCCAGAAGATCGGCATATATTTCTTTTTCGTCATTTGTTTGAAAATCGGACCGGAGATCTTCGATCGTGAGCTCCGGCATCTTGATGTTGCTGACGTCCTCCTTGACGACTCGATATAAATATGTTCTCGCGGCATATGAAAGTGAAACTTGAAATATCGACATGAACTCGAGCAAAGTCTTGAAATCTTTTTCTGACTTATTGATTGGTGTGCCCGAAAGACACCATTTTATCTCGCTCCGAATCTTGCTCACGAGCTTGTAGCTCTTCGTTTTGTTGTTTCTGATGAGATGAGCCTCGTCGACCACGACTCGATCGAATTCGAAATTCAACATCTCTGGTTCGTTCCTCATGCTCCCAAATGTGCTGATCGGCGTGATCACAACGCGATGCTGTAACAAAATTTCGCGAGTGATTTTGTCGGTGTTCGAATCATTTGAAGTAAACGTGAACGGCTTGATATTCGAAAATTTTTCGAACTCCGTGACCCACTGAGCCATGATATTTTTTGGAACAACAATGAGAGTATGTTTTTTAGGATTCGCGCAGATCGCGGCGATCGTCAGGATAGTTTTACCGAGTCCCATTTCCAGACACAAAAATCCACCGGGAGCGTCCGATGAGTTTTCGCGTTTCATCATCCATTCGAATGCCTTCTTCTGGTACTCGTACAGATTGCCGATGAACTTGAGTTCGGTCATTTTTAATAATGATGAATTATCAGTTACAAAGTTACATTATATATTCATTACATGCCGGGATCAAATGACACTCATCCGAGATCAGATGGCATCGTCATCTTTCTTTTTGGTTGGTGATGGAGTCCAGTATCCTAATATACTGGTTACGATCGGAAGATACATTCCTGGATCTCCTCGCTTTGTGACGAGCATACCCATCGAAAATACAAGAACCGAAGCGCTCATAACGACTCGGATCTCAAATTCCGTAATTTCACGATCGAATATAACTTTCTTTTCCAATGGCTGCGGAACTATGACTTGACGTTTAACGGATTGCTTACATTTCATGTGTGGAACGTGTGTGCGCGGTAATTTAAATTTGGTCCACATATTTATTCTTTACATTTTTTTAAACGCCAGTTGATCCAAACCCACCTGTTCGAGACGTTTCATTCATCTCGAGAACGACGGCAACTTCGGGCGTTTTTACGACTTCCAGGACGAGTTGAGCAATTCGATCGCCAGTTTTGATCACAAACGGTTCAGTTCCCGAGTTGTAAAGAATGCATTTCACCTCATTTCGATAATCTGGATCGATCACGCCGGCAAATATGTCGATACCGTGTTTGTACGCCAACCCTGAGCGCGGAGCGATTCGGCCGTAAGTTCCTTCCGGGAGTCCGACGGCGATTCCGGTAGAAACCGCTAGGCGTTCGCCGGGGGAAATAATAGCATCTTCGGCGCTTGACAGATCATAGCCCACGGACCCCTCGGTTGCTCGTTGGGGCACGACCGCGTGTTCGACGAGCTTCTTAACGAACAGCGCCATTAATTTGTATGGCATGAGTTCCTTTAAATTGTTAATGAGTGACGATATACACTCCCATATCAAATCATATCGACATTTGACGATACAAATATGACGTTCGAATATATAATATAAATGTCGCGTATTCTCGCGTTTCATTGCAACTCCGAACCAGAGATAATCGAGCGTCATATTGATCCGGACGTGATCGAGAAAGTGTTCGATACAAACGCAAAATTCCTCGAATGTTTGTCTAGCGTCACTCGTTCGTCCATCGGAAAAAATGTGAATTTTGCACCGTTGACGATCTCGACGATGACAATCACAGGGAAATTCGAGCACGACCAGATCGAACTTCCGATCGTGCGGATCAGAGAGGCTTTGGAAGCACACTCGTCAGAAAACGGTCTGTATATCGGGCAAGTAAAAGTTTCGAAGACTAAAAAAGTACTTGATGTTCGTAAATTTAACCATCAGGTATCTTTCATGTTCGAAAAGAAATCTGCGAAATTGTTTTATAATGGAACGATCCATGCCACCGGATTCGCAACGATCATCGAATTCGTTCATATTTCGTTATTGATCGCAGAATTCATAGAAAAGACTGTTGACATTCGAGTGAAACTCGCTGATTTTGCCACGAATCTCATAAATGCCGGGACGATCGTACAACGGGGGTTTTTTCCTTTGTCATTTTCGCCGCATTGTGTCTATGTGAACGCACAACGATCAGGTCTGAACGCGTTCTTCGATCCCGATCGCCATCCCGCAGTCAAGTTGCTGCTATTCGAAGATTCTAAAAAAATATCTACGGCGTTTGTATTCGGGACCGGGAGCATCGTTATTTTTGGCGCAAAAAACGTCGAACACATATCGAGGATGTTTGACGTGATAGCAAATTTTCTCAGCGATATTCAACATTTTGGAACGACCACGGCGTTGAGGAAAACAACGGTGAAGAAAGACTTCTCGATCTCGCACGGATACCTATCGAATTCGTATACGTTGTGTGTTTCACCATGATAGCATATTTACTTTTGTAATCATATCGAGTTCTAACCAGAATCCTGCATTAAAAAGAATGACGGCAAAGGCATGTATTTTTTGATCGAATATTGTTTCTGCAAATAGGCCTTCGATGACACCTCCCAGCGCAATTAACAATGGCGGGAGTAACGAATTGAATACATTGTACGATAATAAATTTCCTAGATGTACAAATGCGTACATATTCAACACCGCCGATAACATGAAAGGTATCAATGTGGTCCACGCCAACGGGAATGTAGAGCCGCCCGTGGTCTGTCTCCATTTGAACATAAACGTAGCTTTATGATCTTGGTTACCTAAGTAACCGATAAAGAAACCTAATATTGATAAAAATTTTAAGCAACCAAACAAATACGTCGGCCCTAAAACGGCATATGAGAATGCTTGTAATCCAATATATTGCATATTGAAGATAAAGAAGTAGGCAACGATGCGAAGCCATTGGTTATTTTTATCAGAAACAATCACGTTCGTATTCTCTAATTCTCCTCGTAACGGGCTATCAAAAGGAGCGACTTGCCACCCTTCGTACGTGTGCATCATTATACCTGGAAGACCGCCGAAAAAAGCGATTATCGGAGATAAAAGAAATAAGAGTGTTCGTTGTATGTCGTTCTCGAAAAGACGAGTCCACAAATCACTATTTGCGAGCACGTTCTGAGCCATTAGAAATGCTGGAACGATCGGTGCCCAATGAACTAATTCTACTATATTAAGCATGAGAGTATTTGCCGTGTGAGCCATGCCAATATCTTCTAAAGACTTTTTTGGCGCCGCTTTGTTCCACCCTCTCGACGGATTCGATGGAAATCCTGTGGAAATCCAATTTTCTTCGACTGAAAAATATTTAAAGATGTTCTTAATTCTAGTGAAAATATTTAAAAACATCATATATAGTATACTATTATTTTAATTAGAAAATAAGAGTCCTCCCATGCCAGCCATCACGCGCAAAATATTAAAGTTTTTTCCGATCACCGTGATATTATTGAATTTAGTGAGACCGGCAGAAAGTGTCGTAGACGTATCTAAGATATCTGCTATACTAGATGCCGTAGCCGCCTTATTCGTGACAGATAGCGTCACGGAGTCTAAACGACTGAAATTTAGAGTTCCCGCGGAGTCCTGCTCGTTGCTTTTCACTCCGAACGAATACATGTAAATTCCACACGACGGTGCTTGACCTACGGCTTGAACTGGCTGAACGAGATTGAAATATCCTCCTGGACGCTCGGAGAAACGGTCGACGCCATTGCATTTGAGGATCGCGCTGTACAACGGGGCAAACGCCTCGTTTGTTTCGAATTGATTGTTGCTCGTCGTGTACTGCCCGTGGAGATTAGACTTGTAAAACCAAATAATGTATCGAGTGGGCAAATTGAAAGAGAGATCGTGCGAGTCAGTCGTTATAGAATCGGAGATGGAAACGGGAATCGTGAACGTCTGTACTTGTTCGATCATGTATTCGTGGGGTTTACTTGCAAAATATTCGCGTTCTAATCTATCGAGGAATACGTAATCGGTGTAAAATCTGACTTGAGGCACATATACGGAATCGATGCCGACGATATTAGACGGCTCGTTGAAGACGAATTTCAGCTGGATGTCGTGATATTGCAGTGCGATCATTGGGATGGCATTCGATATGTGATTCGAAAAAAATAGAGGAATATCGATATAAAAAGTACGAA